TACCTTTGTCGAATATCCTTTCCACACGCATAGCATGAACGGTCTGTGCGGCTATTTGTAACGCCTTACCATCCGCCAACTGGTCGGCCTGTTTTCGGAGTTGCGCTGAAAATTGTGCGGGTGTCAGTTGAGCCATATCCGTATCAATCGTTTTCGATTTGCGCTTACCAATATTTCCTGTTCAGCGTGTTTTACTTTCATGGGATAGCTTGATATATCCCGTTGCGCTTCTGACAATGGAAACAAACTGGATCATTCGGAAGTATCACCCGCATCAAAGCTGTTTTCATTGAAGAATCGTACTCGGACTTATAGAACCCGTGACGTTCCTTTAGCTTGTCATAATCTCTCATCGTCTTTGTGTTGCCGCGTGAACTTGATGTGACCGCATATTCCATCATCAGTTCAGCTATCTTGTACATGATCGGGATGGCTATCTGTTGCTTGATGCCACACAACCATGATTCGTTGTCGCACTCCATTGACACGTCAACCATAAGACCGCCCATGTCATAGCCGTAGGTTGGTACAAGTGGCGTTGCAATAGGTGTTGTAACGGGTCGGGCTGTGGTGTGAACATTGACCCTCCAATTGTTGCACGAAACACACCCTGCGATGTTGTAATCAATCCGCGTTTCGTAACCGCCTATCGCTGTGGCATCATAGACGATCAGTAGCTTTTGAACATTGAATAACCTGTTGACATCCACTTTAACAGGCGAGCCAGCAACGGCCACAATTGCATCGGTTGCAAGTGTTACGCCCGTCAATCCGTTAATGTACTTGACCACAACATTACCCGAGTAATTACCAATGAATCCGATTGAAGTTATGCGATACCCAAGGCTCGGAAATACGGTGCATCTGTCAAAGAATACACCTTTGTACAACGCGGCAGCACCCGAAGCGATAAGGCCGTTGGAATAGTTACCTAGTGACTGTTGATTGATAACCGTTCGCGAAATGTACTTTTCTCGCATGTGGTTCTGAATCTCGGCAAGGACAAACTTTACAGCCGTTTCACGAATGTCGGTAAAGAACTCGTCAACGCTTGCGTAGTCGTTCTGATCAACAAAGTCAGACAACTCCGAATAAGTGACCTTGGAGTTAAGGAAAAGCGAAGCGTCTGCCGAAATCTCAGCGCACCCACCTTTTAGACCGATAAGCGTATTCAAACATTCCATAGCTACAAATTTAGAATAAAAAGAAAGGGGCGAAGCAATTAGCCACGCCCCTTTTTAAATGGCTTTCAATGATCTTAGCAGCTTGCTAGGTCGGCACAAGTAACGCCTATCTGCCCGATTCCGTTCACACGCTCCAAGTTGTGACCAGCTTTGTAGCGATCGTCTGGAAGGTAGAAGAATTGGTAAGTTGAACGAACTTGGATCAACCACTCATCACATGGGCGTGTCATTCGGAAGTCGAACATCATGCCAGTTGCAGGATCGTAGATGGTGTCAGCGATGCTGTCCTCCTGACGAATCTTCGCTCCATCGGCAGCATACAATGAGAATCCAACAGGTGCAATTGAGCCAAGTCCAACTGCAAGGTTAGTGGCTGCACCAACACCTGACAGAACCGTTGCAAGGTTTCTGTCGTAGGTTGCCCCGATTCCGTAAGCGTCCAACATTGCACGAAGGTTGTAACCAACTGCGCTGTCTGATCCTGCAATCGCGCGTCTTACGTAAGATGCCAACTCGTTACCACCGAAGATTCCAGTAGTTCCGTAGTTTGACATTTCCAAAGCGGTTCGGATCTGCTCGAAAAGAACTGGATTAGCGATTCTCGCAGCACCCGTTCCATTTGCAAGGGTAGTGTTCACTTGCAGAACATCGTTCGCAACGGCCACACCGTCAATGTCAGAAGTGTCTCCAGACCACGCACCTGCGGCAGCTACGGCAGCGGTTGCAAGGTCGATTGAGATAGCCTCTTTGATGGCGTCCATTCTCAGACGCAATGCCTTGGCAATGGTTTCTGTGTTCGTCTCGAAGGATTCTGTCAGTTCGGTCAATCCAAGCGTAAAGTCCATTCCTCGGTTGAGGTCAGGATTAAACGTGTAGTCCTTCGTGTTCTGACAGTCTGTTCCTGTTGCGGTACATCCTGAAAGGTTTGAAGAAACTTCTGACGCTAGTTTCGCTTGATCGAACCGAAGTTCAACGCTTCGCACTTTGCCGTCTCGTGACATTCGCTTTTGAAGGTCGAAGGTCGCTACGTTCTCAGGTGATAGAACGAAATCAAGAAATGGTGTTTTGGTGGCAGTAAGGTTACTTGCACCCAAATAAACATCATCCAGTCTGTCTTGGATGGCGTTCATAATTACTCTTTCACATAATGAATATGACATTTTAAAGGTCTTTAGGTTTGTTTATCCATTCAGTAGGCCGAATGAAAACGCCTGAAGACCTATTAGGGAAGTCACGCCCTGAGAGACACTTTACTGATGCCTTGGTGCTACTGCCCGACCATTTGTCGGAGTAGTTGGCACGTGTGGTGTCGATGCAAATGTATGAACTTTATTTGGATTTACAACCTGTCCAAGTTTTGCCTCCTTAAATTCCGCGTCAATCACCTCTTGATAAGATGCTGGTTCGGCTGCTTTAACCTTTGACATTACGGGTTTCCCGTCCTTGTCCTTTACGATGTGCTTTCCTTCCGCATCAAGGTCAAAGGTGTATTTCTTCGTTAGTTCCGTTTGGAATCCAACTTTAGCGTATTGATTTGCAGTTTCGGAGAACTTCAACGCTCCGTAATGCTTGGTGAACTCAGAGTCAATCTTTGAAGTCCTTTTATCTTGCTCAACGGTTGCTTTGAAACCATCGAAATCAGCCGCAACGGTCTTTAACATTGTTTCTTTTTCGGCTGCAATCCCTTTGTATTTCTCAATGTCTCCTTTGTACTTTGCCTCGATTGTTTCAGCCGTTGCACCTTTCTGAGAATCAAGTTCATCGAATTTAACCTTAACCGCAGACGCGAAGATTGAAGGTAGATCAGTCAGGCTCTTGTCTTTCAAATCAGCCGAATCAACTTCAACGCCAATATCCTTGAATCCCTTTTTTATGGCGTGTGCTACCTTTCCATTCAACTCGCCCAACGCCTTTGAGTGCGTTTCAACTGGCACATACTTAGCGTTGAACGCCTCGGCCAATTGTTCGGGTGTCATATCGTCTTTCAGTTCGATACCTGTAAATGCGGAAATGTCTTTTAATTCTAACGACATGGTCTATTTGTTTGCAGGCTTTCGGCCTCGTTTCTTGGTTTCTACTTGGATCGGTTCGGTAACTATTTCACCTTCATTCGGTGTCGGAGTTGGAACGGGTACTGGTATCGGGTTGTTCGGCTCAGACGGTGGCGGAACTGGCACGGGTGATGCATTCCTGAACGGAATAGCCCCATGTGTCGGCATCGCTGGAATTACGCGATTAGGGTCAAGGTATTTGAACTTGGCGTAAAGCAATTGCAACTCCTCCTCCGTCAACTTTTCTTTCAGGTCAGGGTCTGCAATTTCAGCAACTCCATAATGCTTTTCCAATCGTTCAAAGAAGTCACCGATTAAAGCGGCAAGTTTGAACTCACGCGGAACTTTGCCCCCGCAAACGGTACGAATCAATGTGTCTTTACCCATTCAGTCCTAATGCACGGCCAACTGGATTGTCGGTCGGTGCAACAAATGTAACCTCTTTTGCTTTACTTTCCAAAATATTGATTCTTTCGGTAATATCAAGATCAAGATACTTCGGGTTTTCTCGTATCAATCCATTGACAATCTGCAATGCTGAATCGTGAATAGTAAGCTGCCAAGGCTCAATCGCATTGGAAGCCTTACGTGCCGCAACTGCGGTAGCCGAAACGGAAAACAGTTTATCCGCGTTTGTTATCGTTTCAAATATTTTCAATGCGTCTGGAGACGATGAAAGTAGGTTATTCAATAGCGAATAGAACAACTCCTGAATGATGTACGCGGGTGCTTCGGCCTCACGTGCGGTTTTGATCTGCGCCCAAATGTCGGCCTCTGTTCTGAAATTGAACGACTGAGGATAAATGAGCGTTGGTACTTGCTCGTAATTCCCGTAACGCTGAAATGATATTCGTTTGAACATCCAATCCCACAACCCGAATATTTGGTCTGAAATGCCACGGATAAAAGCGAATTGACTTTCTCGGTCAATTGCCATTCCAGTAGCCGTCATATCCTGCGAACCCTTGACATCTGAATTAGACGTGTGAAGGTGAAGGATTGACCGCGCCTTTTCGGTGTCCAATGAAACCTGTTCACGTACAAATTCAAGACCTTGAACGGGTGCTTCCACGAACTCAACGGGCTTGTATGGGTATTGGCCTCCTGCCGTTGTTCCTTCGGGTTTCTTCCATAGGTATTGACCAAGGGGCGAATATGGCAACCGCTGCCCACTACCTCCGCACGAATGACATTTACCCATAAGGTCACCCGTATCAAGGCTAACCAATTTACCCATCGAACAGCGTGACGTTGAATCTTCAAAGTCACATTCGTCCGACATCATAATCTTAAAAGGAAACACCACCGAAGCGATGGACACTTGCATGATGTTCCTATTGGTCAATGCAAGGTCAAGTAGGTCGGTTGCGAACCTGAAAGGACTTATCCAATATATCGAACCGTTGGCCGCTATTTGTGGAATCCCGCCAAGGTCAATACATGGCATCTTATCCTCACCGTGAGCGAAGTATAGATAGGTGTTATACTTATTATCGCTCTTTACTCCTACCTGTTCCGAACGATAGATTGCTTCGGGTGTGTAGATGAACAATACACGCCCCTCTTTTGCAGGTTTCCCCGAAACCGTAACGACCGACCTTTCATCGTCAATCACAACCACTACATTCCTTTCGCGCACCAATACCTTCTCAGATGGATGGTAAAAGATAGCGGGTTCGGGCAGTTGGGTATCGTCAAGGATAAATTCACCCTGTTCGTTCTGAATGAATTTAAACCCGTGTGGACGGATAGCTATAATACCGTTCGCATCACTCAACTTGATTGATGGCAGGACATTCTTTACGAAATATTCCGTTGAATGATAAACGGGGAAATTTTCGGTGCAATACGTTTTCAGTTCATCGCTTCCCTCGCCCCAAATCATCTGCCAATTGTTGTCAATGAACGCACGTCCGACAACTGACATTAGTTCCTGCCAAATTGGGTTGGTGGTACATTTGTAATTCGCCTTGACGTATTTGAATTGGTCGTCTGTGGCATTTGGCGCACGTACCGCGAATAGTTCAGAGGGGAAGTGTTCAGGGTCTGAATGTGCCTTGATGCGCTTTGTCTGTTTAACGGCATCCACGTACATCTTGCCGTACATTTCTTCGGGCTTACCCATCTTCCGCTTTTCGCGGTCAAGGAGCGATGCTATCAACGATTGCGCTTGTTCAAGTAGCATTAGGCGGCTTTCTTCATAGTGATGTAAAAGTCGGTCAACGTGCATCCAGAACGGCCACCGCACTTAGCTTTAACACTTTCGTCCTGTGGCCTTATCCGTATAACTATCGGCTTATTCATACTTGCAAAATTACGAATTAATAGGTTGGCAAAGAATGTCGAACTGTTCATCGTCCATTCCTTGTTCGGAATAGATGTTCCTAATGATGTACCCGTTAGCCGACAACCAACCGAATACGTAACTCACACTTGCGCCCTGACGAAGTAACGCGCCCTTATTTATTTCAAGTAGCATTGTTGGGCGAAATTTCGCTATTGTCTTTTCAGCACCTTTCAAAGCGTTCCACTCAAAGCCCTCGCAGTCCATCTTAATAAAGTCACAGGCATCAAGTCCAAGCGAATCAATGGTGATACATTTGAAGTCATCGCCCTCAATCGCATAGGCCGCACCACCGTTGGCATCCTGCGCCAATGATATTGAATGTTCCTTATCGCTTGCCCCGACATTCAAGCATAGCACGTTCTTATGTTCACGCATATTGAACTCCAAGCATTCAAACGCTTTTGGGTTAGGCTCAAATGCATAGACCTTTCCTGTTCGTCCGACACGTTCAATGTAGTCTTCCGTATGATCACCGATATATCCGCCAATGTCCAAAACCGTAAAACCTTTGTGAATGTACGGGTCGAGTAACGGAAGCATATTTCTGTCGTGGTCAAGTCTACCCTCCATTTCAACCCACTTTCCGATATGTGAATCGCCCTCAATCAGCGCAACGGTTCGACCGTTTTTCAGTTCTACTTTTCTCATTTGATAATGTACCACGAAGGTGCATCGCCCTCCGCGTTGGTTACGTGAATAGTGTAATTCGTCTGTGAAAAGAACTCGTCAACCGCGTCTTTCACATTGCATTGATAGTTTTCGGTGTTGACGTTATGGTAATCGTGACCTCCGAAGATACCGCCTTTCTTGACCTTATCAAACCACGCGTTCAGGTCGTTGTCAATGTACGGGCGCATGTGGTTAGCGTCAATGTAAACGAAGTCAAGTGAGTTGTTCTGGAATGCCCTTGCACCCTGAACACTTGAAAGCCTTGTCATTACGGCACGGTCACCGAACCGCCTCAACTTATCCTCACAGTATAGGTAGCAACCGCCCCAATCTTTGATAGCATCTGCAAAGCCTTTAGGGTTCTCGTTCGGTACATAGTTCCAAGGGTCAACCAATATCAACTGGCTTATTTCGCAACTGTCAAGAATTATCTCAGCATTTTCACCGAACGCCACGCCAACTTCAACGCCACGCCCTAACAGACCCATTTCAGTGAGTACGTGGCCTATGTCGTATCGGCTTTTAAGGTCGGTCAGTTTCATTTTCGTCTTTTGATTCTGCAATCAGTCCGTTATAAATCCCGCATATTGCAAGACCAACAAAATAGCTTAAGATGTCAAGGTTCGGAATGTATTTGAACGCCACGATATTCAATATCGCCATTATGACTATTGCCAATACCCTATTCCAAAACAGTTCCCTTTTTCTCATCCTTCATAAATGTAAATGATTCCACGATACGCCCCGTCAGCCTCCGTATTGTAATGCCACTTCGGAGACTTGAAAACCTTATGCAATAGCGGCTCAATCTCCTCAATGCTCAAAGGAAAATCGTATTCGTCATATCCGAAGTCCTTTTCAGGTACGCGGAAATCATGGATTGCTATAACGATGTTTGTCAGCTTCGCAGCGGCAAGGATTTGCAATTCCTGTTTCAACGGACAACCGCCTATTTCGCAGCCGTGAGCGTCTAAGTAGTAAAGCGCGTGTGACGCAATCTCTTTACGTAGCACGTCCTGTGATAGCCCCTCGATCAATCTGACATTATCAATGGTCTTTAATCGCTCCTTTGCAACATATAGAAATTCCGCATCAGCCTCAATTGAAACAACGGTTTGCAACATCTCGCAGAACGATTGTGTCGTTGCTCCGTATTGCGTACCCGTCTCAACGCAATTAGTCAGTCCGAACTTATCCCTCAAAGCCTCCAATTCGGCACGGATAAATGTATCTCCCTCAAATGGTTTCTGTCCGTTCATGTTAAGTATGTTCCAATTTCTGCCATCACTTCGTCTGTCAACCCTCCCCAACTCCAAAACTGCCGAACCTTGTTCTTTGGTAGATCGCCCGTTTCGGTGTCTTGAAAGTGGTACTGGTCGGCTAGGTACTTTTCAGCATAAGCCCCGATCGCGTTGAACTCGCTGAAAGCCCTGTGTGGCACGGAACTAAGGTAATTACGCAACGGTCGTTTATGAACACCCTCTATAAACGCCTGACAATCAACTAACGTTGAACGTAGATAGGTCAGCGGCATCCTACGCATGTATTCCCATTCCACATCAAACCCGACAGCCCTTTCAGTTATCGGCCTCCAAGGTGTTTGTGTAAGTTCATATTTGGTTTTCCAAATGATGGGTTTACCGTCCTTGATCCATTCCGAAACGTCCACGGGTTCACAAGCTATAACGTCAGAATCCCAAAAGACAATGGCATCGGCATCGGTGTATTTCCAAGCCTCCATCTTTGTCAACTGTTGGCCGATATAACCGTCTTTCATATCCTCAACCTGAATAACTTTTTCAATGGTCAACATTGATAGCAGATTCTTGTCTGGAATAGTGATTATGATGTTCCGATAGCCAGTGACGTGACGCTGAATTGATGCTAAAGCGATGTGTAACCAGTCAATGTCTTTTGAATACGTGCGAATAAAAATATCTACGTTCATATTGCAGATTGGCGTATGGTTCGATAAACTCTGTGGTTAACTCCTGCGGGTGTTTGACTTGGCATGAAGTTCTCAATCCATTGGAAATGTCGTGTCATGTAGTTCCATTGCTCAGTTGAGTATTGGACGTTGTGCCTCATGTGGTAGAACATAGTTTCCTTGACCAAATACGCGGGAATCTTATTCGTTATGAATCTGTATGGGATCCAGTAATCCCACCACGTCTGCCCCATGCAGAACATAGACTGAGGTATCAAGTGATAAAAGTTCTTGTGAATAACAAACACATCAAACCCAAAGGAATAGACTGTCGGGTTCTGAAAGTCTCCGTTATGGTCGTGCCTGTTGCTGAATATCAACCCATGATGCGCGTGGTTCAGATAGTCGTTAAGTCGGCTTGTTTCGTCCTTTATAACGATGTCCGAATTGATAAGCATTACTTGCTCAAATCCGTGTTCTTTGGCGTAATCAATGAACGATGAAATCGGAACGTAAGGCACTTTGAAAAGTCCTTCCATCGTTCGGAAGCATGGCACAAACTCAACATCATAATCAGCTTTCAGAACCTCAATCTCGGAAGGTGCGTTGAAGGACAAGACCCGAAAGCCCAATTCCTTCCAGCTTTCAATCGCTTGTTTCTGCACGTCACCGTTCGTGTGCTTCGGTGAAATTGATGTCATTACTACTGTCATGCGTGACGGCTAAGGTAGTCGTTATATGCTGTTTTCAAAGATTGACCCATGTCGAAATCAACCGACCCGTGACGGCTTGAATCCATTAGCTTGCGTGGCGTTCCGTTAGGATATTCGCTATTCCAAATGACCCGACCATTGAACCCGACAACCGTAGCAATTATTTCGGCCAGTTCTGATACTGAGAACTCTTGACCCGAACCGATGTTCAGGTAATTGTGATCCGTTCCGTTTTGCATTAGTTCAACGATTGACGCGGCCAAAGAATCTACACACATGACTTCCCTTAACGGTGTTCCATCGCCCCAAAGTTCGACCGTGTCTGAGCCGCTTTCTTTTGCATCATGGAATTTACGGATAATTGAAGCGATAACGTGCGAATCATGCGGGTGGTAATTGTCACCGATACCAAATAGATTAGGCGGCATGACCGTAAAGAAATCGCACCCGTATTGGTGACGGTACGCCTCACACATTTTCAGCCCTGCTATCTTGGCTATTGCGTACGGCTCGTTGGTGGGTTCAAGTCCTCCCGTCAACAAATACTCCTCTTTGATAGGCTGTTGCGCGAACTTCGGATATACACATGATGAGCCAAGGAATATAAGCCGCTTAACACCGTTAAGATAAGCCGCATGGATAACGTTGGCCTGAATTATCAGGTTATCGTAAATGAACTCCGCCCGATACTTATTATTGGCATTGATGCCTCCGACCTTTGCAGCGCATAGATACACGTATTCGGGTCTGTTTTCCGCAAAGAACGCATTAACCTCGGCTTGATTCCGAAGGTCTAATTCGCTTGAAGTTCGGGTTATCACGTTGTCCTTTCCGAGCCGTCTGACTATTGCCGACCCGACCATTCCAGTATGACCAGCTACATATACGCTCATTCCTTAGTCAACGACCAAACAAGGGCAACCACCCATCCAATGAATGTCCAACCTAGAAATAGGTTAAGCGCGATAATTGCAGCGATATTCTTTTTATCCCACCCCATTATTGAAGGCGCAAAGTAAACGGCAAGGATTATTACGGCTAGTATTATTTGACCCATGTTTATAGTCCGAAGTATTCTTTTTCTGTTCGTGTCGGCTCAAAATAGCCTGCCTCATAAGCTGCGATTCCGACCTCTTTAGGAACTGCAAATGTAGAAATAGGTAGTATTGAGTGTTGGCAATTGTAGCCACCTGCGTTGACAAATATAGTATCTTCATTGGTATTTGGCATCATTCCCGCCCAACCTTTGCCCGTGTCACATTTACCGATACCGATACCATTGCCCCATCCCTCTATTTCTTTTCGATGGAAGAATCCTCCGTTACGAACATCGCAGAAGCACCGTGTCGTTTTCATCTTGCCGCCTAAGTATCGGTAAAATTGAAGCCCTAACTCATCGCCTACTATCTTAGTGAAAGCCCTGTCGGTGGTTGCGAATGTGTCCGAAACTATCTGTCTTGAATATCTGAGTAGTTGCCCCTCTTTTTGTGGGTCACCGATCACAAGGTTCTGCATCGCCTCCAATGTCAGCGTGTAGCGGCTGTTGGATGCCACCGCCTCTATCAAAGTGTTCCTAACGTCATTCAATAGCATCGAATCTAACGCCACGTTACCGATTACCGATTCAACGGCCAAAGCCCTATTCCTTTGATACATGGCCGAAGCGAATGAAGTAACAGGAACTTCGCCCGATACTAACGCGCCGAAGTAGCTTACCGTTCGGCCTTGTTGAACTAGAAACTCGTTACTGAACTCTGTGACAATTTCGAGGTATTCACCTTGTGTCAGGTAATTTCTTAGACCCGAAACAATGTCGTCAATCAAGTAAAGATTAGCCTCTGTCATGGCTATTCTACCATCGACCAATTCAAGGTCTGCAAGTAGCCTGTTAAGCCGTGTCAGTAGCCTCGGTTGATAAGCATCTATCGACCTAGCCCAACCGTCAGGAACGTCCGTTAGCGCGTCTAATTTCGCTTTGAGTATTTCGGCTGCGGTGGGCAATTAGGTTATATTTCAATCAGTGTATAGGTGAGGTAAATTGTGATGTCTGAGTTACCTGCCGTTGGGTTGCCAGTTTCTACATACGCTTCTATATCTGTATTTACTATTACATTAGTCCCTGTTGGAGATGAATGCCCAATTGAGAAAAACGCATCAGACGCTGATGATAAGAAAGCATTGCCGAACACGGAAAGCCCATTTGCCGCGCCAATAAATCTAATACCCACCCGCGTATTGGTAGCGTATGCAATTGAATTGTAATCTAGTGATGCCGCTACTGATATAGGCTGCACATAATACCCACTCGGCACGGTCAACCCGAACGCAACTGGAACGCTGTTAAGTGTCAACACCTGAGCCGTTGGTATAACCAATTTAGCAAACTGAACACACAAGCATCCATTCTCCGTGTTGGCCTGTGATATAGCCTCAAATGCTGGTGTTTTTGTCGTATTGCCGTCATCAGTGAACGTCACTAAGTAGTCTGCCGTAGTTAGTGCCGCAGCCGCTTTAACCGAAAGGTCTGTAATGTTGATCTCGTTAGCCATTTGTTGAATTGATTAGTATTACTTGACCCGCACCTGTTGCAAGTCTGCTTGATATTGTGATTCCGCCTGTCGATGGAACTGTGATTGAATAGCCCTGTTGCGCGTCCGTGTAATCAGATGAACACGATATTCCTTTGGTCGGATTGCATGATGTCTTTTCTGTCAATTCGGTCTTATCGCTAAATTGATACGTCACTATTCCGAAGTCGTAATCTTCCTCCAATGCAACGCTAGGCTCATCGTCATCGTCAGACGCTTTCAAAACCCCGTCAATGAACACATTGCTAAACCCAAGCCAAAGAACCGCGAAGTCATGCACATACTCAGGCGCACCGAACATAAGGGTCTTTGATTTGCGTGTTCGCATATATGGAACATCCTTTGTTCCACTACTGTATTCGTAGCCCGTCTTTGACATTGGGTGACCACCTCCGCGATAAGTACCCTCCAAGCGTATTGTAGGCTTGAAACCAGTTTGATTGAACCCGAAATTGAACTGATCAGATGTTCCGCAAGCCTCTATTAATAGGGTGCATTTGTGGTCGTCCTTTAAATTGAACGGCTCTGAATACCACGCCACCACTGGTTCAACCGCCTCGATTGAAAAGTCTGTGACTGTAATTGTATGAAGGCCACCAACCGCGCCAAGCCCGAAAACGAAACGCAATCCTTGCTGTGTGTCGTTGTTGGCTGTTACCGCCAATGTTTCGGTGTAAGTGCCGTCTGCCGTTCTTAATGCTCCATTTGTAAGACCTGACGATGTTCTGAAATTGTCACTTGCAGCAAGCCCCGAAACGGTGTATGTGACGGTGTAACTAACGTCAGGACAAAGTGCGGCCAACTTTTGAACTACAACCGAACCCGCAACCGCCCCACCGTTAACCACATCCATGTCTCCGCCTGTTATGGTCACGGTTGTCGATACCGTGTTTGTGGTGACCGCAAACTGATTAGGCGTGTCAAAGTCATCGCCAATGAACCCGAACTGCGAACATTGGCAAGGGTCGTAAATAGCTAGTTTGTAGCATCCATCAGATAAACCTATCGCCGCCCAGCTTTCAATTGAAACAGTCAAGTACCCGCCAGTAAATGTGAAATAGTCGGGAGGTATGCTGTCGATCGTATCGTTGTTCAGGTCAACCACGTCAACCGCTACGTCTGTGCTGACTGGCTTTAATAGAATATTTGAAAGCGTACCACCTAAAGCCTCTGGAAAGTAAAAGTTAAGGTTTGTCATTCCATCGCTGTCGAATATCAGCGTTTGACCACCGCTTACATAGAAGGTCTGAGTAATGCCAAGATTAGACGATAGAATCAGTACCCCATTGTACAGAGTAAGGTCGAATGACAACTCATAATACAAACCTGCCGCGCCTGTTATTGATTGCTGAATGTAACCGCTACCGCCTATTGGCGAGGTAGCCACATTATCCGCAAATACCCATGTTCCGTTTACCGTCCACCCCGTACTGCCACTAGCGAAATTACCGTTGGTCAATATGCTTCCTGTATTGCCACAAGCCCCGAAGGTGAACTGCATTGACGTTCTATCCCCCCGTTCTATCTTCTGAATCCAGTTAGCGCATGGAAGCGTACAGTTCGGTTCAAGTCCGAACGGCAACGGTTGATATGGTATTAATCCAAGACCCATTTAGCTGTTTCCAAAGGTAGAACGAATTGTCCAATCTGCCATACCACTTTCTAAGTTGCGCGTAACGTCCTTCAAATAGCCTCTGATCGTTCCGTTTTTATGTGTTACGCTGATTCTCCCGTTCCTATCGGCTAAAAACGTCTGCCAATCCTGCGACCCCATTGGAATTTCAAATGCCGTCTCAACTAAGTACGTGTTATACGGGTCGTATGTCTTTGTTATAAAGTCAAGACCATTCACTTGAAAAAACGAATCTGACAATATATCAAGCCCACCGATCACACGAATAGCAATCCTATCTCCAATATTGGCGTTAAGCGTGTAGCTGTTTGTACATTGATACGCCCCATTGATGAACGCCCAGTTTTGAAACATCTGTTGTTCGAGTATTGCTGATGACGAAGACCCAAAACGGCACACACTTACCCCCGTTATTCCGCCAAAAGTATCGGCAACACGAACCATGAACGACACGGTATATATTGATGACACGGGAGCAGTATAGATGGTGTTACCGCTCGAATATGTGTTAATTATCGGTGTAAGTGGAGTTACCGTGTTAAGGTCAAAAGTGGATGTCGAATAGCTGATGTTTAAGTTTGGGTCAAAACCGAAAGGTGGGTATGTTAACGGGAAAGTAAGGTAAGTAGCAGATAATATGGTTGGCAGAACCTGAACGTAAGTAGGTAGGTAATTCAATACCATTATAGCCCTTGCACCGTTCTGATCTGCTCCTAAGAACAGATATATTGGAAAAGGAACGCCATCTCCCCACCTTGTAGCAACACGGAAGTTGGTAAGAAGGTCATTGTAATATCGTAGGGTTGATGTCACTGGATGTTGATACCTGACGCTTATATTGTCCGACCCAAACGTGACCATGTATATGTCCTCATTTTTACCCGTAAAATCGACACCTCCACCCGATGCGTTTGGCAGATTTGCCATTATTATATTTGGGTCGGTAGTTATAGTGGTAAGCTGTAAATCAAGCGTAGCCTTGGTGTTGCACTGGCCGCCCATGTGGTATTCCTCTTGCCTGAAACCAAGAAACGTGATATTCGGGTAATAGTCAAAATCCTCATTCTCATCAATCTGACTTCCAAACATTACCTTTTGCACAAAACTCTTTTCGTCAGAACGCTGTTCAACCTTCTCTGGGTACTGAAATGATGAAGGTGTTGTTGATTGCTTGAAGTAGCTGTCCTGTTCCACTCTAAACACACCATTTTGAACTGAGAACGTGAGATTGTATAGACTAGAAACGTCAGTAAATAGTTCCTCAAATGATATGTAAGGGAAATAATCACCGCTACCAGTTCTTAACTCGTCTGCCGTAACTAATACAGGAATACGAACGTCATCATCGTCATCGTCTGGGTACAGAAAGTCGCTTTCAAACCCAAGCAACCCGTCCGTCATAAATCCTATCAACATTTTAAGCGCGTCATATACACGGACTCCGCTTCTGTTTGTTGCGGATGTTCCACTTACTGTATTTGATTTAAACTCTAGGTCGGTCTGAACTGAAACATAAGAGGTAATGTCAACATCATTCTTGGATCTAGGAACATTTACATATGCTTTTATTCCCATGTTCTGGTCTATCAGCGACAAGAAACCACCATCAACTACTTGAAGCTTGACGCTGCATATGTCTGGCCGCCATTCAGCGTCATTCAGGAAAAGATTACCGTTCAATGTAAGCCCCCATGAGTCGGTAACTACCACGGGAATCACTGAACAAGCACCTGTTATATATTGTCTCCTGAGATAAGCGTAGTCGTCTCCATAAAACGTGAGGTCGCCATTGAACTCTTCCAAGTACCCACGCAACTCAGATGAGTAGTACACCCGATGTTCCAACTCACGCAGACCCTCGGGTTCTCTTGAAATACTAAACTGGGAGGACGTTATACTAAGCATATCCGCCCCTCTTATTTTGATTCATCTTTAGTTTTGATGCCATCATTTCAAAGCCTCTGATCGTGGCGTGTCTATTCCTATCCAAAGCGTGAATTATGTTCGAGTCTTTTAGATTGGCTGTTAGCCCATTCAATTCAGCCGACCTCCCAATGTCTGAGAATCCATTGAGCAAAGCCCTATCAAGTGCGGGCTTCACGTAATGCTGTGCAATGTACTTTTCACCGATCCCTTTGTTTACTGCGGCCAATAGGTCTGCGTGTTTACTAGATTGTTTGGCGTTTGTGATAAACTCACCACCCTCGGCCTCTATCACTACACCACCTTGCTTATGTTTTCTTCCAATGATTGCCCCCGTTTCCTTAACCACCGCTCCACCCGTTGCAAATTGAGGTAACGGTTGAGCCGCTATAACACCTATTTCCACCGCTCCCAATGCTGCCGATATACCAGCTAAAATATAACCAGCTGGCGGAGCTATTGTCAGTGCCGAAGATACGGCTAATGCTGTGTTGATTATTGACTGGAATATTGCAGCGTTTTTTTGGTCAATAGCTGCTTTTCGTTCTAAATCCCTTCTCTTCTTGTCGTATTGTTCACGTGATATTTGACCTTTTTCTAGCCGTTCATCAAGACTGGCCAATTCTGCCGCATGACCAGCAGCGATCGCTTCGCTTATACCATCTACGATGTTGCCTACGGCTTGGGCATACTGCTGAAATTTTTTTAACTGACAGTCGAAGTCACACTCTTCCTCGTCTCCTGCTGGATGACCATCGATACTACTAGCAGATGCGTTAGGGAATCCCAACGCTGGATCTATGGTATCGTCATTGAAATCCTTAACCTTAGTTGTTAGCTTATCAATCTCATCAGACGCATCCTTGTACCTCTGTGAAAATTCTGGAGAACTATTTAGAATGTCTTGCTGTTCTTTTAAAAGTGCATTAAGGCCGTTAAGTGTAGATGACAATGCGGTTACCACTGGAATCCCATCGGCCATTTCAGCACCCGTGAATACTTGCGCCCTCAGTTTGTTGGTCAACTCAAGTTGTTCACGTAGTTTCTTTTGCGCGTCCGTTTCCTTTCCAAGTAGTCGGGCAAGTTCTTCTTCAAGTTCAATGCGTTGCTTGACCAAGGGCATTATAGCTTCCCTTGCGATGCCCTCAGATTCTATTGATTCAGTCAAGTCATCTATCGCAGCTTTCAGAAAAAAGGGGTTGCGTATCTGACTGTTGGCCGCATCTTCACGCTCCTTGTCCAAAGCTGACATTGCAGACGCTATTTCCTTCAGGTCGAAAGCCTCACTACCAAAATCGGATTTCCGCGCATTCTTTCGTTGCTCAATCTGATTTCCAATAACCTTCAACAACTCAGCTTGCAGTATTATGTTGTCTCGAAGTTCTTTTGAGTTTTTACCAAGTCCATCTTTGGTGGCCTTAGCAAGTATTTCAGATTGCTTTTCATAGGCTTCATTTAATTGCGGGATTGTCTTTTCCGCCATTTCATCTTGAATCCGCATAACCGCTGCCGCGTCCTGAGATATGAGTTGCAGTCCTTTTGCAAATTCAGTAAGCCCCGCTATCACGAACCCACCGACTTTTGTTTTAAAGTTTTCCCAAACGACAGTAAGTTGTGCCAATTGGTCGGCTGCGGTGTCTGCCTCCGTTCCAACCCGCGCAAGTTCATCCGTTGCAATGTCACCGACAGCTTTAGCAACGTCACCAATGGTCGCGGCTGATTTGGCCGTATCGCCTAACTTATCCTTTAGTTCAACCGCGCTGATACCAAGGTTGTCAAGGATAGGGATGGACTTACGTCCGATACCAAGGATTATCGAGTCCACAAGGTAATCAACGCTTTCACCCGTTGCCCGTGCGCGTGTCTGAGCGAACTTGAATAGGGTAGCTAATTGGTCAAGTGGTATCTTGAAGTTATTGGCCTTGACCGCGTTCTGCATGAGAACCACGTCCGTGACCGTTCCCCTTGTCGCATCCCGAAGCCCCTGCAATAGTTCGGGCGAGCCGATACGCTTGAAAGCACGTTCAACACCTTCGGCTTTTGCCGCAAGCATTACAGCCTCCTTACCGAACGCTATTATTTGTTGAACCCCGAACGCAACACCAAGCGCAACGCCAACGCTTTTGAAAGTGGAGACAAGAGTATTACCAACCGTGTTGGTTTCCTTTAGGCCAGCATTAGCCTTACCAATCGCAGCCGTGGTATCATTGATCGCCTTAGTGACCTGTTTGAACCCCTCCGTGCCTATTTTGGTATCGTCACGAAGCAACTCTTTTAGCCTTTGGAGTTTCAACTCCATCTCGGCCAACGTCTGAGGTTGCTTTCTTAACTCGGCATCTAGTCTTTTAGCACCGTCAGAACCCTTAACGAAAGAGTCTGACATTGCCTTTGCCGCGCGTTCTGCTTTGGCCGCAGCCTGATCGGATGTATCAGCTAACTTTCGGAGGCTTGCGATTGCCCCCTCCACCTCCAGACGATACTTGCCTACTACTTCGCTCATGGTTTCTTCGGGCTAATTCTGAATTGACAAAGGTAACTAATTCGATCATGAAATCTGCCCTTGAAAGACGATACGCGCGTGTTGCGCCTCCCATGTGGTTCTGCATAAAGAGAGACAGATTCAGCCCGTCTTTTCTGATTCGCTTGTACGTGTCATCAAACGACTGGAATCCAAGAGACTTGACAGGCTTCTTGCTGCCGCTTTTGAGGCGTAGAAACTGCTTGTCAACTGATCCCCAGAAATCCCGTACTGAGACAAGAGTTGTATCAAGTGCGGACGCTCGAAAAAAAAAGTGCCGCGTTCAATCTCGCCAAGCAACCAATCGCATTTCTCTGAGTGTATGGCCTCGTTAAAGACGCTCTCATCTTCGTCAGACCGCACGTAACTAACGGCAATGATGTTGACCAATACGTGGAGGTTGAATACCTTTTTCGGAAGTTCACGAAGCGATTGAATGATAGCACCTGCAACGTCAAGTTTGTTGTTTGCCCATGCGTCAAGTACAGCACTTAAAGCGTCATCCATTTGCTTGCCCGTTAGTCCACTTGCTAGAAATTGCATTTGGGTCTGTTGGGCTGCAAGGCGTGAAACAGGAAAATCCGAAGCGTCTCGGAATGTTGACCACCAACGCCCCATATCATCCTTAAACTGCGCCTGTAATTTTGCCTTTGATTGCTTGGCAAGTATGCGCTTATGTTGGCGCAGTATATAGTCCTCAAATAGTTTCATGTAACCTTTTTCAACGTGTCAAGTTCGTCTGTCAATTCAACTTCATAAACGTCAATGTAAGTGCCATTGCAAGCAACCGTGTATGTGATAGTGCCACCGACAAAGAAACGGACGGCAGTTATCTGACATGGTATCTGTTCACGGTCTGTTTTGATGTAAACCTCTGAACCGAAGTCAAAGGCGTGTGTCAGTTTACCCATTTATTGATAAGGGTGTTGAATAGTGCAACGATTAACAATGTCGGCAGCCACCAAGTCAATGAACCACCTAGAATGAAATGCCAGAACGTGCCGTGAACCGAAGCCATACAGGTCGGGCAATACCACAATGGTTTGTAAATTATCCGCTTCCACTTGTGCCATTGATGGTAATTCAATGAAGGGTCGCCATGAAACTCAAAATACAACTGATTGGCTACAACATGAAAGCCCATCGTGACAATGGAAATGAATAATGCCTGTGGTATCAACTGCATACGGTCAATGTCTCAGATGTTCCCGTTACCACTAATCCGTCCTTGTCCTTCCTGAATACGAACCTAACGGAAACACACGTCCGAATCGTGCCGCCAAGTGTCCAAGTGGCACTCGCAGTAACCGTGTATCCAACGCCTCCAATGAATGAAGGTAGGTTTGCTGATGTGATACTGAGCGACCCGCCCGCTGCCGTTCCTGTGGCAATATGCTCCGAACCGTCTGCCGTGTTCTTGAAAGTAAGCGTCACCGCCCCGTTAGCGAACTGCCCGAAGTTCACCGAAGCGAAACAGGCGTTCATGTCTTCTGTCGGGGTGCAGCCCGTGCAATTGTAGCAACTCATTTGTCCATTCGTTTTATTACAACCTCCAATTGGTTTGAAGTAACCTTTTGGTCTATTTCCTGTTTGTCGGTCAGCCCATTAAGACGTGCCGTAAGGTTCGGATTGTACAGTCCAAGCATACCTCCCTGCACCTGTTCTGACTTCACGCATTCCCTTATACGTGTAGTGACCCCTAAAAATTCATCGTAAGCCTTACCCGTATTTTCAAAGTATTGTCTTGCCCCGTCACCCAATCCTTTATAGAAAATGAACAGATTGAACGCCTCCAAAGTAAGCGGTGGTTGAAGCGGTATCGGAACAACTTCACCCGTTCTGCCGCTTAGTTCATACTTGATACGCGGGTTCTTCTTATTGTGTTCAACGTATTCTTCAAACACCTGCCAAAGTTCTTCGGGGTCTTTGAATATCCGTGGCCTACCTACCTTATTTGCTTTCTCTTTATCCATTCCTGAATGACCTTGATGTTGACCATATACCTCCAAGCGTCCAAGTGGTCGGCACGTTGCCCGATGTTCTTTCTGTCGGCCTTAATAATACCTTCGTTGGCATCTACTTCGACCGTTCTTAGGTCACGATCCAAATTTAGGCATTTATCTGACACGGTGAAGTCCTCTATGTTTGCTAAAAGAAAATTACAATCCGTTCGGCTATTTGAGTGTCGCGGGTTCGGCCTTACTTCGAGTTGGCCATCTCTTAATCTAAGTAGCCGTTGTATGGTTTTGAAGTTTGATGCGTTGTCGGGTGACTGCATTGACCTTGCCGTTCCTGAGAAGTCACCCGTTACGTGCATATTATGCGACAAGTGGCCGTATTTGGCCTTTATCTGTCGTGCCGCTTCGTCAAGTGACCCGCCTTGAATTGAAAGTTCGTCAAAGATGTGGAAATGGAATCCGTTACGATCTTCCCAAACGTGGCCGAATATGACCGCGAACGGGTCAAGGTTAAAGTCGAACGAAATGTAAAGCGTCCGATGTGGTTGAAGCGATGTGAACCCGCGATGTTTAATGTGGTCGTATTGGGTCGCAAATGGTCGGATGACCTGATGAATACCCCATTGCCCATCAACCTCCACCGCGTAACGTTCGGGATTCGATGCTGCCAACTGTTCACGAGAAATGATGTATTGAACATCAAGGTTCTCGATGTTGACGCGGTACGTTGAATGAAGGTAGAAGGTGTCCTCGCGCTGTGGCTCATGGAATCTCTTGCGTATCCAATGGTCAGGCGGAATAGACGTGTTGTACGTCATGCGAATCTGACATTTGGCGTTCTTCTTTCTGACCGAACCGTCTATCTTATCAAAGTCACTTTCGCTTATTTCCTCGGCCTCCTCTATCCAAACCTTTGTAGGGTTAACAATAGATTTGAAACGCGCTGTGTCCTTTTTACTTGACTGTTTAAGACCGCGTGAAATAATGGAATTGCCTGTTGACGGACAATGGAACTCCATACGGGTTTCATTCACCTCGATACGTTCACTAAGACCAGAAGCCTCAATTACGGCCTTTATCTCAGCGAATTGCGAATGTCGAATAGTGTCTGAAACCTCCCTGACCATAACGCCACGGAAGTATTCAGGTGAAACAATGTCAAGTACGAAACCTATTGCCTCTTGGCGTGACTTTCCGCTACCGCGACCACCGAAACTGTGAACATAACGGTGTGGTGCTTTCAGACAATCCCAAAAGTGTTCATTGACCGTTATCATTAATCCAGTACCCGATCATGTCATCAATAAGAGAATCAAAGGAATGTTCGGGTTTCCATCCTGTGGCATCTTTGAACCTTGAAGCGTCACCGCGTAGGTAGTGAAGTTCTTCGGGTCTTAGGTACTTTTCAGATGTTCGGACGTGCTTAATTGGGTCTAATCCAAGTTTATTGAAAACAACATCTACGAGTGTTTGAACCGAGTGAGTGATTCCAGTTGCTATCACGTAATCGACAGCTTCTGGCAATTGAAGTAGTGCGTAATGCGCCCGAACTGAATCTTTAGCGTGTGACCAATCCCTGAATGAATTAAGGTTGCCCAATGTAAGATATTGCGATTTGCCGAGGTGAATGTTGACGGCCTCTTTCACCACCTTGTTCGTTACGAAGTTGATTCCGCGTCTTGGGCTTTCCGAATTGAACATGATACCTGAATAGACTTTCAGGCCGTAAGCGTTGCGATAGTTGGCGCAAAGGGTATGAGCGTACAGCTTGGAACACCCATAAGGCGAAACGGGATTCATTGGCGTTGTCTCGCGCTGATAACCGTCTGGGTCAACGTTGTTTCCGAACATTTCAGAGGTCGAACTATTGTAGATGCGCGTATGTGGCGAGAACTTGCGAACCGCCTCCAATATCGAAAGCGTACCACCTCCGTTCGTGTCAAGAGTGTACTGAGGGAGTTCGTATGAAATCTGAACGTGCGATTGTGCCGCGTAGTGGAATAGCAGGTCGGGTTGAACCTCGGATATTACACCCTGAATACTGTTAGGGTCTGTCAGGTCTGCGTAGTGAAGTTTAATTGATCCGTCAACGTGTAACCCTTCAATCCGCGTGGTCTGAGATTCGGGTACTGAGTTTCTGCGAATCGTTCCGTGAACTTCGTAGCCCTTCTCAATGAGTAGTTCGGCCATATATGAGGCAATTTGGCCGTTTGCCCCCGTTATCAATGCCTTCATTTCGCGTTCAGGTGTTTGTCCTTCATTAGTTCAGATTGAAGGTATAGGTAAGGTGCTTTCATTTCACGAACAATAGCATCGTAAAGCCTCAACCATTTCTTCTGGGTGGTCGTTCCATCGCGTCCTGTGCCGTAAATTGAAAGGAACGAGTAATGCTCACGTGCTTCATCTTCTGTAATGGTAACGTGTGGCGTTCCGAACAGTAGCGGCCTTATTTCGTCAGGATGGTCGGGTATCAATCCCATCTTTGCAAATACACCTTGATATACAAGTTCATCAGGTAGCGTACCACCCCAAGCCTGAGACAGAACATGGCGAGGTATTCCGACCGACATAAAGTGGTCTATGTAATCTTGCATAATGTCGCACGTCTGTGATGCCTCAAAGTACATCCAACTGGATTGAATACCGCAAACGGTCGCTGATTCGTCAAGCCCGAACGTTTTCCAAATGTTCTCGTTCGTTGCCCAAAGTGAATACCCTATTGCATCATTCCGTCCACCACGCCCGAGAACGTCAGTTGATACGACAAGCCCGTTCATGCTTTCAAACATCGGCAACGGGTCATTCATACATATCGCGTCAACGTCCAGATACATGAACCTGTCGAAGTACTTTCGGCCAAGTTTGTAAACTATGGTCTTGACCTTCGCGGGGTCAACACCTCCACGTTCGTCTGTAAACTGATCCCGTGTCAAATGGTCAACGTGGTCAAACACGGATGGGTCTTGGATGTGATGCGCGATACCTCCGTCAACCCATAATGATATTCGTGCGTTCGGATTAAGTCGCTTAATTGAAAAAGCGAGGTTATACGCCATTAACGCATAACCCCGCTTCCCGAATGCACAAAGTAGGAACAAACAGTCTTTTTATGGGAACAATGCCACAGGCATCGCAACGGCTACTGGCCCAAGTCGGCTCTTGCCTGAAACGTTGAACTCATAGTGGATCACATCATCCTCAGAATCAGGAACAACGGCTGTTCCTATAAGTTGGAATGATGAAAGTGGCTTGTAAAGAACCGCAACCGCAGTCTCACCAACGGTCTGCCCAAGGATGGCGGCTATCTCCGTTCCGCTTGTTGAGTTGAGTGTTCCCCAAGCCGTATCGTTGGCAAGTGAGAAGTTCTCATCCATTAAAGAAAAGTCGATGGTGTAGCTTCCGACCTTTGGAACACCACCCGCAACGTATGAAGCTGAGTTTGCGTTCGGTGAACCAGCCGCAGAACTTCCCTTGATGCCAAGTACCATTGTGGCGTAACCGTTGGCAATGTCTGAGTTGATGGTCGCAGTGGTGTAATCGTCATTTTCAACGGCCACTGATTGGCAAGAGAATAGAACTAGGTTCTGAACGCCACCCCCTACTGTATCTCCGCAGTCGGTGTTAGTATGATCTGGAAATGGTGTAGCGCAGTATGTTGAGCAGGTTGACATATCAATCGTTTTAAAGGTTCGCTACAAAGATATAAAAATTCTACTTTGCAAACCGCGTCTATTTCTTCTTACTCATCGCCTCAATCTGCCCCTTCTCATTCCTGAAATACAGGCCAGCGCGTTCGGCCTTCATACGTTCGTTGGCTTCCTTTAGTAGTGCTTTGGCTGTTTTGCAGATGGCTAACTCCGTTCGATTGCTCGCATGGTCTTTAGAAGCCTGTTCGAGTATGGCATCGTAATCAGCCTTTAGCGAATCAATCCGAAGTTTCAAGAACCCGATGAAACCGAGCAATGCGATTATGATTACTATCAGAAGTGGTGTCATCCTACTATCTCTTTCTTGGTTACGGTTTCAACTATCCTTCTCCTTTCAAACTTCACGCCCTTATGAGTGAAGCTGCATTTGTTCTTCGCCAGTGTCGCGTACTTGATGCCAAGTTCAAGAGGCAACCCGTCAACGAACCTTTGAAGCGAGCAAACTTTGGTAATCTTCGTGCCGTCAGTTAGTATCGCGGTGTATCTGAATCTTTGCGGCTCAACGCCCTTTCGTGTTCCCATGTTTGCAAATGTAATTATTTATTTTGATTGTCCAAAGAAATTACCCTGAGCCGTATCTCCAGCATTGAACCTATCAGCTTCGGCCTTGAAGTGAACTAGGCGAGAATGTCGGCACGTGTCCAGTAGGACAGCGTCATAGATAGCTGAATCGCCATACGTGTCTACCTGAATGATTCGGCAGTTGTGGAAGTCACCGCATGGGGGGATTGGTGGTTGATGGTACGTGAGTGCTGAGTATAAGTGGACAACAATAACAACCAACGATGTCAACGCCAATAGTGTGAATGTTTCGGCTTTCATTTCATTGCTTTTACAACCCATGAATCGGGCTTTCGTTTTACTTCTCTTGTTTCAATATCCTGTACATCATGCTCCCATCCGTTGGCTGTTCTGAAAGTTCCAACGCATCGGAAAGTTCTGCCTTGATACGTGAATGAAGGTGTGGTCTTATGCTGCATTTCTTTCTAGCCTGTTGACTATCCTTTCAACCTTCGCCTTGAACGCCAGATCTGTTCGCATCCAATTGTCAACTTGTTTGGTCGAATGAATTACCGTAGCGTGGTTGACTGAGTTGGTGACCTTTGCCGTTAGGTGTCCAGTCAATTCAAGCCGCCTCGTAAGATACCATCGAATAACGTGGCGCGGTGTGGTTGCGTAAGATATCCGCGTCTTTG